TTCGTTAATTTTATAAAGACTACCCAGAGTAGACTGAATGATATTAATGTATTGATCCAAATTTATAATTTCTTCTGATAAAATATCAAAGTCAATAAAAAATTTAAAAAAATCAGTTTTTCTTTCTACTATACAATTTTTATATTTTATGTATTTACTGTACATAATCTGAAATGTTTCGTGGTCTTCTGATATATCTAGTTTTCCTCCATCAAACATAAAATGAGTTATAGTTTGTTTGTTAGAATCTGTTACCATTTTTCCAGTTGACTTTAGCCAAATATTTAATGGATGATCCATTTTATAATTATAAATAAATTATTTCTCTAAATTATTAGGGTTTAAATTTAATTGTAACACTACATTTATTAGTATATATACCTTTTACAGCGCTTGGAGATAGCACGGACCGTTTACCTTTCTTTTTACAAGCCATTGTATTTATCATGTCTGCATCTATAAATTTAATATTTGCCAATGCATAATCGAGTATCTTATTATCTATAAACCATCTGAAAAAATTAAGCTGACCAACGGTTGTAATAATTTCCGTTTCTGAAATGCTTTCTTCTACATATTCTCTCCATTTAAATGTGGTTGTATTTATTATAAGACGTTTCTGTCTACAAAATGGATCAAAAAATTTTTTTGAATAAGCTTTTAACTGGTTTTTGTAATCAAGGTATATATTAAAATACACAATTTCACCGGAATTACTGAGAGGATAAATTATATTATACTTCTTAGAATAATTTGTTACTAACCAATCAAGAAGTCTTAGACTTAACGGAGTATTCTGATAAATTATATCTTTAAAAAGACTTATTTTAGATCTATAATAATTTAGCAAAAAATTTACAAGAGTTTCTTCTTTTGAAGTAAAAGACATAATACTGATGTATAATAGTTACCTTTAAATTTATTTAAAGAGACCGCAGATATGTTATTATAATGCAAACCGAAATCACAGACGAAAAGTTTAAAAAACAGATTGTATTTTTATTAAATAACAGTTGGACAGGAAAAGGAGACATGTATTTTCCTCTTCAAAATTCTGTAAATATTGAAAAAAGATATATTTTTAAACTCAGAAATTTTAAATACATTTTCTATAAAAAGAACACGGTTGACACAAAGAGAGCTATTTTATTTATGTTTTTGGATAAATATGGAAATAATACATCTGTAGTAATTCTTAAAGATTTAACAATTTATAAAGTTGATATCAATTGTTCAGATGAATATTATAAAGGAACTATTTTTGATACTTCTTATAAACCAGGAGAAATCTGTCTTTATGATACATTTTCTTGCTGCGGGAGCAAGATTAATAGAATTACTTATTTAGATCGCATAGCAGAAGCACAAACTTTCAAACATAATATACAATCTAGCAGTATACCGATTAATATTGCTAGTTATTCAGAATCAATTAAGTGTTATGAAGAAGACTTTAAAGACACCGATGAAATTTTTATGATTCCCAATGATTTGCCTATTATAACAGGTGTGAATTACTCATGTTTTAAATGGAAACCTTCTAACTTGATAACCTTCAGTCTATTAGTAAAAGAAAATAACGAAGACCTCGAATTATACAGCACTATATTTAAAAACGAAACCCTGTTTGCAAAAATTCATTATTCAGATCCAGAAGGACAAAAATACATAAATTCAATCAAATCACTGGAAGATTACAAAGACAATTGTATCGTAGACATTAATATCAGTGATGTAATTGAAATAATCGGAGTCAATGACTTTAAAACAATTCCAAGTACAGTTAGATCTATAGAAAAAATACTTGCTATTAAGCATGAAGATCTTAAGCTAAGAGATCTAGATTTCAATTAGAATAGTGTAAACCTTTAAAATAAACTTTTTTAGACTCTTGAAGAGTCGTACTTTTTGGTTCTTGATCACCAAAAGGGATTAAATTAAAATAATAAAATAATTCTAATTGCTTTATTATTTTAATTACAGCTTGTTATTAATCACTTATTTACCACATACCGAAGCGGGTCTTGCGGACCTTGCGGACCTTGCGGACCTTGCGGGCCTTGCGGAGGCGGTAGGCCTTACGGGCTGCAATGGCAGTCTTGGTCTGGAGGAGCTTACGCTTGCGAAGACGTAGCTTCTTGACGGCGCGGCGGACGCGACGCTTCTTTGGCGAGAGAACGTGGCCACGACGCTTGAGAATCTTCGCATCGATGTAGTGGCGACCAGATTTGGTGCGGTAGTAAAGACCACCGTTGGCACCGCGGTGGAGCTTGCGCTTGCGGCCGCGGACAGTTACGAACGCGCGCGACTTTGGTAGCGACTTAACGTAGTGAGCACGCTTGGGCTTGCGACCAGGCGACTTCTTCGCCGCCTTGCGGGCGCGGCGCTTCTTACCGAAGAAAACTTCTAAAATACCCATATTAATTTTAATATATAGTTTAGAAAAAAAAATTAAATTAAATTAAAAATTAAAATAAAATTTTAATAAATTTGGAAATAACATTTTCTTTGAAATTGTGCAAATTCAGAAAAGCCATTAGTGTGTTTTTATCTACATTAATTTTTTCAAATTTATTAGGGACCTGGTAATCAAATTCTTTGAAAATTTTTCTAGAAACAATGTAATTAAAATTTGGCGTCTCTTTGTTCAAAACTTTAAGAATTTCTTCAATTGTGCCGTATTTTTTAATTAAATTAAATGCCGTGATAGGACCTATCTGTGATATGGGTTCGGTATAGTCACAACCAGAAAGAATGCAAAAATCTACAAATGAACTGTGTGTCATTTCAAAGCGCTGCAAGATTACATTTGTATTTATTTCTGTTATTTTCTTATTAATAGATGTTTTTAGAATTATAGGACAACCAAATGTACTAGCATCTGTATCATCTGTTACAGTATAATCTACAAGACCGTTTTTCTGTAAGAACGCGCAGTATTTTTCAGCATCCTCAGGAGCCGTACAATAAGGAATTCCAGATTTTTCAAGAAGTTCTTTGCTTTCTTCAATATGCGATTTTTTAATTACAATTATTTGAGAAAGTAGTTTTTCTATCTCTTCATTAATAGCTTTATTTTCTTCTTCTGTTTCTGGTTCTTTTGCACGAAGTTCTTCTAGCCTAACATACATTTTTTCTTTTGTAGCTTGACGTTTAACAAGAGTTACTCTTTTTGCATCAGGGGGAGTTCCGTCAAATACAAAAACAGGTAGTATACCATTCATAAGATAAAACTTAATTCTATTTGCAATTCCTATAAGATGAGAATTTTCGACCCTCGATGCATATTTAAATTTATAAAGAAGAATACTGCAATCTATCGCAACTTTTGAGTTTCTATACTTCGAGATGTCACAAGTTTGAATGGCATCGGGTGCCCACTTTTTAATAACGATATTTAGTCCGCGAATACCCATTTTATTAATATAGTATATTCTATTCTTTTAAGTAATATCTTTTTTTGTAAAATATCAACGTATCTCTATTCCCTAAATGCATACTCTAGTAGAACATTTTCTTCTGGTTCGTCGGTTGTTAAGTCGAGAGTCCTTTTTTGTTTTGGAAATTTTGGATGTAATTTAATGTCGTTATTTCTGTAGTATTCTACTTCTTGCCAAAATTTTTGCAATACAGGTATATTTTTATTCAACCACTTATGATTAATGTAAGTTCTTACAATACTCATAGTTTTTGGAGGAAGATATTCAATAAAATCAGAAACTTCAAGTCCGCAAATGAACATATTCAACTGAACTTGGGGATAATAATACGCTGGAATCTTTCCTGGGATAATCTTTCTCTTGTAAGGACACTTAACTTCCAATAGAATAGGCTTTGCATTAGGATCTGTTACACTAATAGAAATACCGTCTGGCGAACCAGCAAGCCATGGATATTCATCGGATTTATGGACATCCTCATGAGCAATAAGACCAAATTCGTAACTCTTTTGACCTGTTAGTTCACAATATTTATCTATAGCTTCATCTTCATATTTTTGACCATGTCTTGTCGCTATATTTCCAACAAAAGGCTTTGGATCAAAACCGCATTTCTTAAAAAGAACTTCGTGTGGTTTTTGGTACGGATTCAAGCCTAGAACTGTTCCTGCGTCACTTGATGTCAATTTGTTTTCTCTTTGCTTGAACCAC